TTAAAACTATTAATACATTCAAATAACCAAAAAGTGCAGTTAGACGTAGATTCTTTATAACTTAAGATCTCTAACCACTTGGGCTGAAGAAACTAAAGTTTCTAAGGTCTGTATCTCGCTAATAAACTCCACCTTCTTTTGATAAGTCTTACCAACATTCTTGTTAGGGACAAAGACCACCTTATCTAAAAACAAACACACGAACGCAAAGATATCAACCTCATCTTCACCATACACACGGTACTCATTGTCTTTGTTAGATATCTTTTTTTTAATATCCCAACGCAACCAGTCGTTGTTGTTTTTGACAAAAGGTGAGTTAGTGGTTTTAACTTGGATTTTATAATTACAACCGTCCTTGACGGCTAAGAAATCAAAGCGAGACGATTCGGAAGCGGTAAAGACATCATCGAAGTAACGACACAGATACGAAGCCGTAAGGTGTTCACCTGCACGGCCTATCTGTTGTTGGTTCATCATTGTAATTGTTGTGGAATTTCGCTTTCTTTTAAGTACTCATTAATTTGTTTTTGTCTAGCAATAATCATTTCTTGATATTTTTTATCTAATTTGTCGAATTCTTCTTTTGTTAAATTTTTATCTTTTAAAACTTGAGTTCTTCTAGCTTTTAACCTTGATACTTCATTTCTCATATATTTCAAATTATCTTCTCTGCTTTGGTTTGGGTCTATTGGATAAAGGTTTACCCCGACTAATCTTAATATTGCTTGAGTTTTAGTAATTTTAGGATCGCCATATTTATTAACATCTTTATTTATAGCTTCTAGTAATTTACCAGCAAAGCCTATGTCTGTTAACCAAGTTGGTGCTGCCATTCTATAAATATAATTCATTGTGTCTGCAATTTGTTTTTCTGGCGGATCAAACTCATTAACTATTTTTCTTTTTGTAAATGGATCTATACCTGTTTGTGCTGCTGAAATTATTTGTGGGAGTGGTCCACCAAAAACTCCAGAAGTAGAAAGTGTTTCTTTTAAATCTCCTTCTGCAACATTAGTAACCATTCCTGTAAACATAGACCAAGGTAAAAAATAACTAAAATCAAAAACCTGCCATCTGTCATTTTCATCTTTTACTGGCAGAATAAATGCGCTTCCATTATCTTTTATCCATCCTGGTAAAGATTGTTTTAATTTGTCAACATCTTCTAAAGTTACATCTTTATAGCTTGCTAACAATGAGTGCATTGCATACGGTAAAGCTAAATAAGGAATGTATCTTTCAGGATAGCGAATTGCTGTTTCTAATAAGTTTGGCAAAACTTTATAGTAAAAAGTTAAAAAAGGAATACCAACTGGCGCATTTCTTAAATATCTAACTGAAGGTGGTACTAAAGAATAATCAAACAAAGTTTTTTGCGCTTCAAGAGCAGCAGTTGCTTCATCTGCTCCTTTTGTCATTTCATCAATTATCTTTGCAGTTTTACCTATTAATTCCATTTTTTGATACGCATTAGATGCAAAGTCAGCTATGGAACCAGCCATATATTTTATTGTATCTACAGGATTTTTAGTTTCTTTAGCTTTAGCTGCTAGATATGCTTTATTTATTTCAATCATTTCTTGTTTAGAAAAAGTAGAATCTAATATTCCATATTTTTTTATTATTTGTGAGTATGGGCCATTTGTGCTTATATCTTTCATTGCTTGAAATAATCTTGTCGGTAATTTTGTAAAAGGTATCCCAGAAAGATTTAATAATAAAACGTTTGATACAAAGTTTCTTGCTTGAGCTGGCGGGTTTAAAGCAACTTTACTCATTTTCCAAAGCTTTGTTGCTTTAGTTATATATCCAGCATCTCCTAAAATAGATTGTGCAATACCAGAATTAGGATCAATAAACTGTCCACCAGAAACAAGATCGTCATAAATTTCTTTTCTTACATACGATCCTCTTAAAACGCCGTATGGTTTAGAATCTGGTATTTGTTTATATAAAGACAAATCTGATTTATTAATATTTAATTCAGCTTTATCTATTAAGTCATCCATTTCTTTGACTATTTTTTCATCTTTTTTTGGTCTTAGTTTTTTTATTATTTCATTGCTTAATCTGTTTTTTTCTTCATTTAGCCAAACAGGGCTTACTTTTTTACCTTGAAAATCAATCAAACCAGATTGAATTGTCCAGTTAGGATCTTCAGATATTTTTTCAAATAAATTCAAGCGAACAATATCTGACATTGGATCTTCTATTGCTTTTGATCCTTGTAAAGAAACATCTTTAACCTCTCCTAAAAACTCAACTGTAGCGTCATCTAAATCTTTTCTGGTCTTTGTGTAATCCATTCTGCCCTTTTTATCTAAATATTTTAGATACATTCTTGGTAGATAAGATTCTTTATTTTTGTTAACAACATCTTCAGCAAGTATTTTTGCTTTAACTAAAGAATCACCAACAAAATCAATTCCATCTCTAAGCTGTTTGGCTTCTTTTTTTAATTCTTTGTTTTTAATAACATTTATATTTGCTTGTTTTGTTAAATATTTTCTAACAGCAAAATTATCTTCTGGCGATAATTTGGAAAATAAATCATAAACATTTCTAGTAACATCTCTTACTTTATTTAATTTACCAATAGCTAAACCTCTAAGTGTTAAATATTTTTCTTGGTCTGGTAAAGTTTTTAATGGCTTGTATTTAATAAATGGTTTTTTAACAGCATCTAAAAATTGTGTAGCAACCTTTTGATAGGTTTGACCTAATAGCCCAGGTCTAATTTCTTGCGGTTTTATTTGTACGTCTGAAACAGGTTCTGCTATTTCTTCTAATTTTTGTGTCAAGGTTGGTTGCTCCTTTGATGTAGGAGCAGATAATAATTCTTCTGGTTTTGTTATTTCTTTTTGAGATATTATTTCGGATTCTTTTTGTATGTCTTTAGCTTCTATTCCTTCTTTTTGTAAAGCTCCCTGTTCTTTTTGAATAGTTTGTGATAGTTTATTTCTTGCAGCTACATTAGTGCCAACACCCCCTAAAACCCCACCTAAAGATCCACCAATACCTGCTCCTAAAACAGCTGCTTTTCCAGATTCTTTAAAATCAAAATCTTCTTGAACACCAGCATTTATTCTTGCTGTTTGTCTTAAAGCGTTATCTGCGGTGGCATAAACAGAGCCTTCTATTGCACCAATCTTTGCGCCTTGTTTTGCTCCAGCTTTTGTTGCTTGTTTTACTCCTTCTTTTATGGCTTGTTTTATAGATTGTGCGGCTGCTGTACCAGCGCCCAATGTACCAAGACCAATATATGTTGATGGATCAGCAGCTATCCCTTTTAAAGCTCGACCAAACCCAGCTAGACTAGCTGATTTTTGATCATACATATCCATTAGAGCTATAAAATCTTTTTTTTGTTGATCGGTTGCTCCTTTTAATTGTGTCGCTTCTACTCCCATTTTAGGAAGGTTGTAATTAAACCAACCCATATAGTCTAAACCAAAATTAGCATAATCTTCATCAGATTCTAGTTTAGGAGCATCAACCCCTTTCTCCCACTCATATATAGATTTAGAAGCATTTATCCATTCAGGATCTTCAATAATGCTTTCTTCTGTAAGCTTTATTTGTTTTTGAGGATTTTGCTTGATAGGGTCTTGAACTAAAGATTTTTGTTCGTATTCGGCAAATATTTGATCTAGTTGTTCTTCTGTTGGTGGTTTATCACCAATCAGCTTTAAGGTTTTGCCCTCTTTGTTTGTAACTGTGTACTCGGGCATTTAGTCCCCACTTGGTAAAGATACTTGATAACCACCAATACTGTATGATGATTTTTGATCGGAAGTATTATTTATAGGAGCGCTACCTAATAAAGAATCTAATGTTGATAGTCTTTGTTGTATTTCTTCTTCACTTATTAATTTACCAAATTGATCTGTTTTTGTTATAAGACTTTGAACAACTTCTGATTTAATTCTTTCACTTGATTTGCCTTGATTCTTGCCAGCAATAATTCTTTCTGCTAGTTCTATTTCTTCAGGATCTCCTTTTTCTCTTACTTTTTGCATAAATTCAAAATTTTCAATAGCTGCTGTTTGCTGGTCTGGTGATGCAAACACAATTTCATTAATTGCTTTTTGACCAGAAACAGGTGAAAGTGTTTTTAGATAAGGCACTAAATCTTCTTTTATTTTCCCTTGCTCAACCAACAAATCTATTTGACCTAAATAATTTGTTACCGCTTGTTCTTGTTGTTCTCTTTTCATTTGTAAGTCTGCAAGCTGTGGTAAATATTTATAACCGTCTGGTTGTGATAAATATGTTTTTGCTAAATCTTTAAAAGTCCCTTCTGGAATACTTTCAAGATAATCTTTTGTTTGCTGTTGTAATTGTTGTTCTTGCAGTTTAGTTTGTCTTTCTTCTTCTTGCTGTTGAAAAAACTGTTGTCTTTGCAAAACACCAACAGATGGATCTTGCCCTCTAAAAACATCACTTAAAGCTAATAACATATTGCCAAGCTGTTGACGTCTTAATCTTTCAGCATCAACATTTGGTTCTTGTTGTTGTGTAAATCCTGATTGTCCAAATAGCCCGTCCATTATTACCCCCCAAACTTTGTAAATGTAAATGGATTAATTCCACCAGTAAAACCAGCTCCCAACAATCCTGTTAGACCACCAAGAACATCACCCAAACCTGTTTTCTTCTGTTGAGTTTGTGTGGGTAAAGTTGGCACTCCACTAATGGCACCTGTTAAATAGCCAAGCTGTTGCCCTGGATAAGCCAACGCACGCTCGAACTCACCACGAGCTGCTTCAAGGGCAGCTTGCTGTAATTGTTGTTGCTGGCCACCAATGCCACTTAACATACCAAGACCTTGTAACTGTTGACCATAGAGATCGCCTAGCAAACCAGCTTGAAATGCTTGTTGTTGTGCTGCTCTTTGGGCTGCTTGCTCGAAACCAGCTTGTCTGAGTTGAGCTTCGGTTTCAGCTGCTGCTTGAATGTATGGTCTTTGGGCTTCTGATTCTAAAATAGTTCCTCGTGAGCCACCAAACGCACCAGCTCTAAGCGCTGCTTCTTGGGCTTGTTGTTGAGCTATGTCTTGACGTTCTTGAATACCACGCAAAGCAGGGTCGATAACCGCTTCTTGGTAAGGTGACATATAAGCACTAACATCAAGTGGTGTTTGTGCTAATTGTTGTAATTGGCTAATTGGGCTAAATGCTTGGGTTTCGCCAAACAAACCTCTAGTAGCTTCAAAAGCAGCTAATTGATCTGGTGAAAAACCAGCCACCATAGGTCCTGTATATGGGACAAATGGCATACCTGCGACTTGTCTGCCTGCTGCGTATAAATCTTTAAATGCTTGTTCTTGATATGCTGGAACTTCTGTTCTTGATACTGTTGCGCCTTTACTCATAATTCTTTTCTAATTAAATGTTCTGGCTCAAAACCTAGACTAACTAACTTTCTAGTCCAGCCTTTACGACCACCGCCATAAAGTCTTTTGATGCCTGCTCTACGAGCGAACTCTTCTATATATGGTAACATTTCTTTGAGTTCTTCGTAATCTCCACCACAAAATAATAAGTTCATGGCTTTTACTTGCGGGAATATGACGAACTCTGTAATCATGGCTGATTTCTTACCAGGCCATAAATGAAATATTCCTTGCCTTATTTTATCTTCTATATCCTCTATTGTATAGGAATCTTGATACTTTACTGCCTTCTCAATGTAAGGTTTGCATCTGGGCCACTCACTCTCCCAAGTCTTAGTTTCCTTTGGCATATTCAACAATACTCATAATAACACTAAGTTTATTAGCATGAGCAGCAGTACATTTAATTATTTCACTTTGGGTTATTATTAAACTACGAGTTAATAATTCAACCGTATTGTGAGCTGATATATTAAATTGTGACCATAATGTATGTTCCACAGATTGGTCGTCTGTTAGTTTTAAAGTAAAGTTTGTTTGTTGCCCGCCATCTTCTGTTACTAAAATTGATTCAATTACAACAAAATCAAAATCATCGCCACTAGGCGCTGTATATAAAAGTGTTTCGCTTGTAGTTGTTAAATCAACAGTAACATTTCTAGCACGTTGTATGTATTGTCGTTGTGATGATAAATCCATTATCTTTTACCTCTTGGCTTAACGTCTAATCTAATTTGTCCTAATTGAAAATCTTGTTGACTATTTCTGGTCACTTTCATTTTTACTTGTCGAGCTGAGAATCGAGCATCGGTATAACCATCGTTCTCAAACGTGAACGAACCAAAGTCTGTTTCAGCACCTAATGGCGTAAATTTACCAGTAAAGCTGATAGTCACGCCAGGCAAAGCATTAGCTTCTTCGTCTGGAATGATTTGATTGACCTGTACTAACCTATCGCCTTGAGCTATTTCTAATGGCCCTGACTGACAGAATGGATCTAACTCGCCTGTCAAGACACCTGATTCGTGTTGGTAAATATAACCAGATGAATCACCAGCGATTGGTTTATCAAACGCACCTTGGTCAACCCAACAACTTCTGTCCAATTCACCAATAGACCAAACGTTGTCTCGATAGTTCCAAATCACATATTTGTTTGGTGA